GAGCTTTACCAGTAGCCACGGCAGCTAGTCGGGGACAAATCTTTATCTTAAGAGATGGGACGTGGAACACTCGGTTTTTAAATGCCTGCCAGGGTTTTGATGGTAGCAAAAAAACACCCCCGACTAATGACATTGTAGATAGTCTATCAGGAGCATTTTATTCCCTTGAAAATGAGTTTCAGGGACATGAGAAGGTTATTAGCACGATTGTTACTTCTGCTCCTGTTAATCGGTTTAGAAGCGGTTTTAGGGGTTAGTAGTAGTCCATCCACATTCCCAAACAATACCAGAAGTATTAATGTTAATACGCTCTATTTCGATTGGATTGTCGTTATTGCTATTAAAATAATTGCACCAATGCCAGATAGCCCCTGTTTCTGATTCTGCTGCAATAAGAAGACCAAATGAAGTAACTGAATCTTTAATTAAGTACAGATCCATAAATCCTCGTTAATAGTTGTAAAAATATTCTAATAAATCAAATTGATTAGAGACTCTCGATAAAGTCTTTCGCGTTCTATCCAGAAACGAGCAGAAGGTACGCCTAAAGCTAATTCCATTTTATAAGCAATACAAACAGTAATTTCTTCTTTACCTTTTATGAGTTGATTAATAGTCTTTTTCGGCAACCCCATGCGACTAGCAAATTCAGTTCTAGTTATTTTTCTTTCTTTTAGGATTTCACTAAGGGCTGATAGCTGATAACTGATCGAAACTAAGTAAATAATCTTGATGCAATACTAAGTAAATACACCCATTCTTCTTCAAGCATTAACATCATTCCAGAAGGATCGGGATTGGTAAGTAAAGAAAAGCTTACTTTGTCTATGCGATCACCGTCGTAATATAACTCAATATCAGTATTTGAGAATACTGTCATAAAGCTAAACTTAAACTTGGCATTTTGACGATTTTCGCAAGTTAGTGTAGCAGAATGACTTGGATTCTCCCACGGAATACGATCTCCAAAGCTTTGATAAGTTAGTTTTAACTTCCAGTCAATAACTGACGGAAAATCTTCTTTAAAATGGTTTTCCTTTACCCATGACGCAATTGCGTCGATCACCCATTCCTGATCCTTTTGGATAAAGTAGTGAATGCCTTCTGAGTATTTAAAAGGATAAATTAACTTTGTTCCGTACCACTTTAACTTGAACCCTTGCGGGTCTGAGTCAATTTTAGGGAATTGCCCTATATCCATCATTGTCATGGTTTTTACTCCTAAATAAATTGTTTTTACTGACAACTAATGATTGAGCAGATAATTTTCTAGTTCTTCTTCCGTGTAATTACATACAGGACGGTAATTTAATTCTTTATGGCAAAGATCGTAAAATTCAGCTTTACTGCCTGCTTTTTCCCATATCCAATGAATCATCTCACCGTCAATTCCTTGATTAATTGCCCACATATCCGCTTCAATTTTCTCAGATTCATCTTTCCAGTTAGAATTTTGTTGCTGTGTCATGATACTTAACTCTTAGTGGTTTTTACTGACAACTGATAACTGACAACTGATACTATTTTTTGAGAATGAGTTTAGGCTTTTTGTTAAACTCAACTAGCAGGTTTTTTTGCCGGCAGACAGTCCGGCAATCTGTCCATCTTTTTCCTACCTTAGCAAGGTAGGAGTCCTGGTTCCACTCCACCTTGTACCCTGCTTTTTCGCAGGCTATCTTGTAAGGAAGATCCCTGTACGGCAATTACTTTGCCTTCAAAAAGCAAGGCTTCGTCTTCAGTATCGAAAGGGATGTATGTGATTGCGATCTGAGTATTCATAATTTTGTGTCCTTGTGTTTGTTTACTTGATCCTATCTTATAAGATTCTCCCATAAATGTCAATAGGTTGGGAGAATCTTTTTTGTGAACACTTGTACTATCTAAGGCTTTTGTAAGAATAAACAGCCTAAAACAGTCCCAGGGTTAGATTTATCCCGGACTAACGCGCCGGGGGCTAAACAGTCCACGCGACCTATCTTAGCGGCAGCGGCGGCTACCAGCCCAGAGACAACATAGTAAATCCCTTCCTGATACTCAGGAAGTCCCTCGATCTCCCCGTAAGTGACAGATTCAACGGGAATCCCGTCAATTTCCCCTGCGGGGGAATTAGACATTGAAACACGGGGAAGTATCCTTGACGGGGGGATTTCTTTGATAACTTCAACAGTTTCAGCAAGAAACTGTCTTCTATTGTCCTGTTCGACACCCTGTTTAGAAACAAGGGTGATAGTGTGAGGGGTTGCGTTGATGATCATTTTTAATCTCCTTTTCGTTTTTACTTACCTAGACTTATCTTACGATATTCTCCCAGAAATGTCAACTATCTGGGAGAATCTTTTTTCTGAGCATTTGTACTGATAGCTGATAACTAATTACTTTTCTATTTTTTCAAAGATAACAGTCTCTTCTCTGATACTTTTCTCTGTCTGTTGCTCAAGAACCTTGATTCCTTGAATTAAGGAACCTGAAATGTCTTTAAAGTGATAATCGTATTCTTTTGCAACAATCCAACGACCATAAAGTCCCCAAGTACAGTTTTCGGGGTCAGTCGCATATTTGACTGTAAAGGACAGCCAGGGGCAATTAGTGTAACTAATTACGGACGAGTAATAAGAAGAAGAAGACCAAAATTCACATTCCTCTTTGGAGGCATTAAATACCTCCAAGACGTGACTCTGAAATTGTTCAAATGACAACAATTCTTTTTCTGATGACAGCATAATTTCTCCTTATACGATTAAATCTTGATTACTGATAACTGATAACTGATAACTGATAACTTTAAAACTCTTGCCATGTCGTCGGATCAGACATTGGCTCGTTGTACCGACTCAAATCCGATGGCTCATCATCCTCGTAGATAAAGCCGTCGTCGGGCGGCTCGTTTGAAGGAATCTCGTAGTAGCGACCGCCACAATCTACAAAGCCCATCGTAGGGGAAAGAACAAAGGATTTTTTGATAGGCTGAAATTCGATCTCAGGTAATTCGCAATTAGGGATTTTTTTGTCGGGATCGAAACCACGGCGTAGTTTCCCATTAAAGGTATCGAAAAACCATTCACGCCCAGTCTTCTGGCAAGTGACTCGGAGGGTAGTAATTTGCCCCTCTCCCCACACTTCAAGGGATACGCGATGCTTTTGCCCTTTGGCAACCATGGTAAAGTTACCAGAGGTAATGGGAGCTTTGACAGATACGCGATTGGATGCTAACATGGCTTAGACCTGATAAGGGTTGACGGAAAGGCGATCACACTAATTTGCAGTTGGAGGTGGTCGTCTTTCTCTATATCTACATATTACCGTAGTGTCAGTAATATTGTCAAGCATTATTCTAAAAAAAGTTATAATAAATTGTAGAGACACAAAACTAATACAATGCCACTACAAAACAGAGTCAGGGAATTTACGGAAGAAAGAGGGATTACAATCTATAGATTTATTCAGCAGACAGGCATTGCAATGTCCACAGGATACAAACTATCCCAGAACCCTAATCAGCTTCCTTCTATGGCAGTCTTACAGGCAATCTGTGACAGGTATGAAGTACAGCCTACCGAAATTATCTATCGCATTGATTGAAAGTGTGATATGCTAGTAAAGCGGGGTGAGTGAAACGGTTTCCACATAGGCCTCATAAGCCTAAAACACTAGGTTCGACTCCTAGACCCCACACTAATTAAATAAAATCCCAGATAAGAGGATTATCAATATCAGCAAGGGCTTTTTCTCCTGATTCAGTAAGTCGATAGTATCTTTCTGTAACGCAAAGAAATTTACCAAAACTGATTGGTTCGGTTCTCAATCGAGATTTAATAAGTTCTTTTTCCTCTAATTTCTGGAATACAGGGTAAAACAAGCCAATATCAAGGCTTTTCCCTTTAATATCGGCTATAGATTCAATCACTTGCAATCCTGACAATTCTTTATTGTAAAGAGTCCGCAAAACAAGAGTTTCTGTGTTTGTCATTGGTTTAAAGTTTTCTAATCGGTCTTTTTCTAGGTGATTGTCGATCTTGAATTAAATCTTGGTTTTCCTCAAGGAAAGACTCTAGCTGATCATCGGGGATTTCTCTGATCTCTCCAGTTGTCAGCAAAACAATAACCCTAGATTGCGGTGGCTTGACATTCGACTTGCAATTAGGGGGAATACCCGGTAATCGGTCAATTTTTGGTGAATACCCACCACGTCGGTCAAATTTGTCAGGCATATTTTAAATACGGTATAATATTGATACGCCCCCGCGTTAACGGGGGACTAATCACAATTACTGTTACAGAGTAAATCATGACTGATTCTAGTTTACAGCGTTTTGATCACGACGGCATCGAACTAATTATCAATATCGAGACTGGTGAGAGTTTTGCTACGGTGCGAGGATATGCCCGTATGTCTGGGAAAACACACACAACGATTTTACGTCGTTTAAAGGTGGTAGATTCCGAGGCTTTAAATCATGCTCAAATTCAAACAGCAGGCGGGTTGCAAGGTGGTGCATTGATACCAGAAGATTTAATTTGCCAGTGGCTACCAAAAGATAACCCTGTTATGGCATCTCAGGTTCTCAAATTAGGTGTTCGGTTATTCCTTCACACAATAGCGGGTTTTCAGGTCAAAAGTGAGGCAATTGAGACTAACAGGCAACTTGAGAGCCAAATTGCTGAATTGACTGCCAAAATCGACAAATTGGATTATCGAGAAGTTGATTACATTGACGAAATACTTGGCTTAAAAGACCGAATTAAAGAGCTTGAGAGCGAAAACTCTACCCTAGAGGAACAAATCGAGTTAATGGGGGGATATTAGGTGAAAAGCAGTAAATAAGGTTATTTACTGCTAAAATAAAAGGCAATTGAAATTGACACCATAACTGGTACACAACTGATAAAAAACCCCTGTAGCCTCTACAGGGGTTTTTTATTGTCTAATGTTCGGAGCTTAGTGGATAATGTTCGGAGCTTAGTGGGTAATGTTCGGAGCTTAGTGGGTAATGTTCGGAGCTTAGTGGGTAATGTTCGGAGCTTAGTGGGTAATGTTCGGAGCTTAGTGGGTAATGTTCGGAGCTTGGCTAATTTGTTGGATTGTAAATAGATTGTAGATAAAGGTATTAACAATGAAACCCTTGATATATATAGGTTTCAGACTTTGTTTATATTGTTAGCCTTATCCCCGTGTCAGGATTTTTTGTGTTCTTATTGCTGACCTCGATTAATTAGATTGTTAGCTTGTAAATAGATTGTAGATAAGGGTATCAACAAAAATAAAAAGGATGAAAGTATTGATATATATAGCTTTTATCATTTCTCTACTTCTTTGTTTATATTGTTGATAATTACCCCGTGTGTATTTTTTTGCTTTACTGTTGAGACTGTTTCTTTTTATTGCCGACCTTGTTTGGCTTTTCATCTTTCTCTCCTCCCTATAGAGCATCAACAATATCTACAAAGTCTAAAACCTAGTCAGGGTAAGGATTTTGATTGTAGATAGACTTATCTACAATCAATCACAAAAAGAACAAATTAGCAGTGAATCACTTCTCACCTCTAAAATTCCCTGATTAACCAAAAATACGGCATTTTGCCAATAGAGTCAGTTTTGCGTTTAATCACCTTTATTGCTGACATTGCCGTACATCTTTTACTCTATTTTCTTTTTCCCTGTATAAGACATCAACAATATCTACAAAGTCTAGAACCTATACCCAGCAAGGATTTCAATTGTAGATAACCTTATTTACAATCTATCTACAAACTACAATCGCTTTGTAGTATTTGTAATATATGTAATATGGATAGATAAAAAAATACCGCTCCCTCGTAGGGCGGTAATCCAAGTCAATCTTCTTAAGAATTTTCTCACAGTCTTAATAGAATTGTCAAGGGAAAAAAATAACCGCGCTCCCGGGTGCGGTATAAAAGAGCGCGGCGGTATAAATTATGTTTTCCTTTTAAGTATATCTCAAAAAAGAAAATTTAATATATAATACAATAAACAGTACAGAACTTATTGATGCCCCAAAAAGTCCTCACAGGCAATCTCTATTTAATAGGGCAGTCGTATCCTACGATTGCCAGTGAAACTGTTATTGAGATTAAGCAGGGAACGACTTGGGATGAGGAGTTTTATGTTCAAGGAGATATTACGGCATGGAACATTAACTTCTATATTGCCAAACAATCAGGCGAGACTAGAATAGCTACTGGCCGGATCGAGGAGTTGCAATTTGGAGATTTTACAGTAGAGGGAACTGAATATGAAAATTACACTTATTTTAAGTTGATTGTCGATAGTAATATTACGGCTGAAATGGATATTACTCCAATTGCAATCAAAGAAATCGCACAACCGAAAGCGGGTAGAGACTACTGGCAAGCTGATCTGGAAGCTTCTAAAACAATTGCTACTAAATTGATAGTTCAACCTTTAGCTTTTGATCTAACTCCTGTAGTGGTGAGGGGGCAAGTCTGATGGCGGTAATTATTCAGTCCTCTGGTGCGATAGCGGAAATAATAGGTAATTCTCAGAAGATAATTCTTTCAGCTACTTTAGGGAATGCCGGCTGGTCTCCTATTCTTTCTTTAATTTCTGACGGCAATCGTCGGGTACTGCAAGTATCTGATTGGGTAGGCGGTTCTGGTTCGCCACCGGCTATTGGTGGGTATATTGGGAATAATGGCATAGTTCTATCGATTACCGATGCGATTAATATTCGTGGCGAAAAAGGTGAGCAGGGAGAGCCAAGTCCTTCCTATCTACACACTCAATCCACTAATTCAGATAGTTGGCTAATTAACCATAATTTAAATGCCTATCCTCAAATTCAATTATTTAGTTTAGGTTGGGTTAAAATTTATGCCGATGAACAGCATTTATCTTTGAATACTACCCAAGTTTCTTTTTCGTATCCTGCTGTAGGATACGCGATTCTTTCTTTATAGAGGTAAATTATGCCCCGATTTGATAACAACCTTACGTTTGCTCCTAATTCGACGGCAAAAGTCCCTAATCCACAGAGTGCAAACGACGCTGTAAATCTTGGATTTATAGAAGATTATTTTACTGGATTAAATGAGAAGGCGGCGGTTTTAGCTTCATCCTCTGGTAATATCAATTTAGATGCTCCAGGATCGACTATTGGGGGAGTAACGATGTCCCTTAATGGCCGTTTTTTAGCACTTAGTCAAACAAATAACACTCAAAACGGGATTTATATTTGGAACGGGGCTTCTGTACCAGCAACGCGAAGTTCTGATGCAAATACTTCTACTGAGTTAAATAATGCCACTGTTTATGTTCCCGATTCTACGGGGACAACTATCGGTGCGACTTATCGACAAATTACCCGAAATCCAATAATAGGAACCGATCCGATTATCTGGACTATTTACGGAAATTCTGTCCCTGATGCAACGACAACTACTCCGGGAAGAGTAACTTTAGCAGCCTCGACAAATATTAATAACAATACCGATGTAGGTAAAGTTGTTACTGTGGAAGCTTTGCTAGGTTCAAATGTAATTAAACGACAAGCTAAAGCCACAATTGGCAATGGCACGGACAGCACTTTTCCTGTTAGCCATACTTTTAATACTTTCGATGTTGATGTAAAAGTCCGCAGAACTGCTGGCGATCGAGCCGATGTGTATCCAGATATTACAAGGACAACTACCGGATCAATTACGGTTACTTTTAGCTATGTTCCGACTGCTGGAGAGTTTACTGTATTGCTAGAGGCTTATTGATGTGGCAGAAAACGCAGGGATAATTACTAAACTCCAGGATTTTGTTGACGTTAATTGGGTTGCTAGTCGGTTGCAAAGCGAGATAGTAACTATTACGAACATTTCTGCTGCACAGCAAATTCCTGTTGCTTCTTTTCTAAGAGAAATTACTCTTTTAGAAGTGCGAAATTTGCGTACAACCGTGGGAAGTGCTACAATGACTTTTAGCTTTGGTAGTGGTGCTTCTTTTGGGGCAATACCAGGACTATCTAACCTATCTCTTACTACTGCCCGGGCTAATTTTACAGTATCTGGACAAGGACAAATTATTACTACTGCTCAAGAAATTCGATTCGATATTACCAGTGTCACTGGCGGACCATTGAGTATTCCTTTTTTGTTGATTTTTCGCGAAACACCGTCGCTAACTTAAATGCCTAATAGTTTAACTGCCCAAAGTTTATTCCTAAATAGTCCCGAATATATTGAAAGATACCAAATTGCATTAACAAATGTTTCTGGGTCTTTTAATGAAATGTCAACTGATCCAGGTTTTTTCGGTAATCAAATCAAGCCTAATTTAATCGATGATGAATCTGTCCGATTTTATGTTTACAAAAGGATTTTATCAGAAATGATCGTTTTTAATCCTTATGTTAAATTAAATGTGGCTAAATTGGGAATGACGGCAGCAGTCTTTGGAGAAACTCCAAGACTTGTGATTTCTATTAATAATGATAAATTAAATCCGATTTCTGAATCGGATATTTTGCAAGCAGTAATAGAACAATTCAACGACGAGAATCTGTTAGCTCAATTGCTAAATCAAAATATTCTCAAAGTGTCTGCGGTTTTTAATTAATGCTAATAATTGACGCTAGTCCCCCATTGTGGACACCCGCAAATCTACCTGGGCTTTCGGTGTGGTTTGATGCAGCGGACCTGGCCACCATCACGGCGAGCAGTGGCGGCGGTGTGACCGAGTGGCGCGACAAAAGCGGGTTTCAACGTAATGTGTCCGTGCCATCCGTGTCCAATAGCCCGACCCTGCGACAGAATGTCCAAAACGGCTTGCCGGCCATCGACTGGGGGGCAGCGATAAATAACAGAGGGCTGCGGCGCATCTCTGGGCTGTCCGGTTTCAATCCGACCCGATATTTGATTGTCGCCCATTACGAAGGGCCGAACCCGTTCAGTGAGTATGGCGGTTTGGTTTGCCACCAATTCAACGCAACGACCGATGCTATTCTCACGCAAAACTTCGGCGCCGGATGGTACGCTGGCTCATTTTTCCATAACGGCAACCCCACGGCGACCAGCGCGGCTCTTCCGACGATCAGCCAGCCTTTCGTTGTAGCGTCAAATTTCGCGCATAGTGCCAACAGAACCAGTCTCTTTATCGGCAATGATCGGTTTTTACCGGGGCTTTCGCGCGGCTGGCGCGGCAAGATTTTCGAGGTCGTGGGGATAGATTTCGTCTGGTCGGGCGCAGAGCGCGCCCGAGCGGAAGGATACGCATCATGGAAATGGGGCCTCGTCGCTAACCTGCCCGCCACGCACCCGTTCAAAAACCGTCCGCCTCTTGTGTCTGATATTTAAGGTAAAATAAAATCAGAAAATATTTGGAGAATTTAAATTGAATTACAGAAAATATTTAGCTGGAATTAGTATTCCACCAGCAGAATTGATCACATGGCAAGATAAGAGTGGCAATAATAACCACCTTTTACCACAACCGAAAAAAAGGTGGCATCAACGGCTTTCCGTCTTATCGAGCGATGCCGTTAAATATCATCCCATCCCGTTAAGCCAGAAGACATGACATAACTGGTAACAGTAGCTTCAAAAAAGTTCGACTTAGTGTGACCTTCTCCTTGAGTATCAGAGAATTTCTCTAAATGGGAATAGGGAGATTTTTTGTATTTATCTTCAGTAAAAATTGGATTTAAACCAATAGCTTTTAGTCGAATATTGGCAAGGTATTTGGTATATTGATCAGTGCTATCTTCTGTAATTCCTAATATTTGATTGCCGACAATATGATTAGTCCATTTGATTTCCTGCTCAACTGCACAATAAAATAAATTTTCTATTTCTTGTTTGCTATAAGAGAAAACATTCATCGCTTCAACAATTAACTTTTGATATAATCGGACGTGGCTTAATTCGTCTCGATTAATCATCCTAAAAATATCGGCAGAACCAGGCATTAATTGTCGAGAAGCAAGATTGTAAAAGAATACAAATCCATTATAAAAATACAAACTTTCTAGCAGATAATCAGCGAGAAGGGCGATAAAATAGCTTTCAGTAGTTTGTTTATTGATATATTGCTGATAAAGATTAGCAATAAATTCACAGCGATCCTTAAGAACTTTATCGGTGCGCCATAAATCATAAATTTCAGCCCTTTTGTTTGAGGGAATAATAGTCTCAATCAAGTATTGATAACTTTGATTGTGCATAGCCTCTTGAGAGATTTGTTCTGCCATACAAAGGCTAATCTCTGGGGCTGTGACACAAGATTTTAAGTGAGGAATGTTACAGGTTTGTACAGAATCAAGAAAAGTTAGATAAGACAAAATACCATCATAGGCACGTCTTTCGTCAAGGGTTAAATTATTATAATCAGTTATATCTTGAGTAATATCTATTTTTTGCGGGATCCAAAAATTTTCACGCATCTGTTGATACAAACTTACAGCCCAAGTATAGCGGACATCATTTAATTGCATCAAGTTGGTGGTGTTACCAAACCAGATAGATCGAGTTTCAGTCGCATCATCTCCTGATGGATTGAAGATCGGGGAAATGGGCATTTTATTGCTAAGATTTGCTGATGTCATAGTTTTGATTGAGTAAATTATCTGAAGATTGATTTAAAAGCCTCTAGGTCAAAATGTATGTCGTATTTTTCCCAGTGAATATAGCTGCCGTCTTCTGGAATAGTAAATCTTGATTGGTCGGATATTTCAATTCTTTTTAGTGCTGACAGAGAACTAAACGGAATCCGAAATAAATTTAAATTGCAATCAAAAACGATTAAGCTATCTTTAAAAACAATAGCTGTACTAATCATCTTATTAGATGAACGCCATTTGTGAGCGATTATGATTCTTTTAATTATTGAAATCATGGTTTATCTGAAGGTTCCCAGTCTCTACATTGTACACAAGAAATAGAAGGATTTACACTACATTTCAAATTAAAATCTTTATGGGTTTCAGGATTATAATATTTACAAGAACTAATCCGATTATATTCAGCTATTGAATAGCATTTAAATTGTTTAACTGTGTAGATTAAATTGGTCTTAAATCCAAAAAACACTCTACACAAGACAACAGCAAAAATTAAAGCAGTATAAAGTAAAAATATACTTAATACAATAGTTGCTAGAAAGTTAATAATTATTATTGCCATGATGATTATTTATTTTTTCGAGTATTGATAAAATCTTCAAGAATTTCAATAAAACATTCAACAAAACCTTCAAGCCAACCAATTGTATAAAACGAAATTGAAAAAACAGTTAGGGCAAATATTGTGCTAACTACAAGACCTACAGTACATAAAATTACATTAAAGATAATATTCATGATTAATTGGCGCAACTAGAACAACTATTGTCAGACTCTTTAAAATTATCTTTTTGAACAGTTCGTACATAATAGACTGCTTTACATCCTGATTCCCACGCTAAAACTAGGGTTTCATAAATGTCTTTAGCTGTTAATGCGCGGTTAGGTTCATCAGGAAAATAAACCCCTTGATTAAGGTTGAACAGCAATTCCATAGAAATCCCTGTATCAATCCATTTTTGCATTTCAGCAATCGCTTGAACGACAATCTTTTGATCAAGATTTTGATTCTCTTGATAATACCAAAAGAAATCCTTAATAAAAGGAGGGCAATTAGGGATAGCACCCTTTGAGTTCTTTTCCGTAAATACCCGCTTAAAAACGGGCAAAACACTGGCAGTGCAACCTTGAATTAAGGAAGAAGTAGTGTTGGGAGCTACAGCAGTAATATGGGAATTTCTAATGCCAAATTGTTGAATACTTTTGGCTAATTGATGCCAATTATAGGTATTATCAGAATTTACGTATTCTAATGGTTTAGCCCCTAGTAATTTACCCTGACTCCATTCACTGCTGGAAAAAGCTTGATAAGCACCGCGTTCTTTAGCCAATCTCATCGAAGCTTGAGTACAAAAATAGCTAATATTTTCAAACAAAATGTTGATAAATGAAAAAGATTTATACGATAATTTACGTTTAGCTAACCAATCAGCTAATCCCATAACCCCAACTCCAATCGTTCGAT